CTACCTCTACGGGTTCGCTTACTACAGGTAACTCAACTTCGGCATTGAGTGCAACTACCGCCGTAACTTCTGGGATTGCTTTCAGGATTGTAGACTTTGTAGATGCTCCGGGTTCAGCAGTTGGTGATGCTTATACCGATGTATTGGTTAAGTTCAACCCGCTATCTCATTCATATACAAACCCTACAGGCATCTAAGGAGAAATAAATCATGGCAATTAGTCGCGCACAGCTAAAGAAAGAACTTTTACCCGGCCTGAACGCCTTGTTCGGTCTGGAATACAAACGGTATGGCGAGGAACATAAAGAGATTTATGAAATCGAAACCTCTGAGCGGAGTTTTGAAGAAGAAACTAAGCTGTCTGGTTTCTCCGCCGCGCCAACCAAAAATGAAGGCAGCTCTATCGCGTATCAAAATGCGCAGGAAGCATGGACCGCTCGTTACAACCACGAAACTATCGCCTTGGGGTTCTCCCTGACGGAAGAAGCGGTTGAAGATAACCTGTATGATACTCTGTCTGCTCGCTACACTAAAGCATTGGCACGTAGTATGGCATACACCAAGCAAGTGAAGGGCGCTAATGTGCTGAACAATGCGTTCTCTTCTTCTTATTTGGGTGGTGACGGTGTGGCGCTTTGCTCTGCTTCGCACCCGCTGGTGAATGGAGCCACGAACAGCAACATCCCTGCAGTAGCCGTAGATCTTAACGAGACTGCTTTGGAAAACGCTGTTATTCAGATCGCTGCTTGGACTGACGAGCAAGGGCTGTTGATCGCTGCTAAACCTAAGAAGTTGGTGATTCCTCCTGCGTTGCAGTTTGTTGCAACTCGTTTGTTGGAGACTTCACTCAGGGTAGGTACTACTGATAATGACCTCAACGCGCTGAAGAACAACGGCTCGATTCCAGAAGGTTATACCATCAACCACTACCTGACCGACACTAACGCGTGGTTCCTGACAACTGACGTTCCAAACGGCCTGAAGCATTTTATTAGGTCGCCACTGTCTACAGATTTCCTCGGAGATTTTGAGACTGGAAATGTACGTTATAAGGCGCGTGAGAGGTATTCTTTTGGCTTCAGCGAGCCCTTGGGAATTTACGGTTCCGCAGGAGCTTAGTAGAATCAAGTAGTTATGTAGGAAACTAGCCCTCTTCGGAGGGCTTTTTATTTGCCTATTTTATTGACAAACGCGCCAAAGCGCGTATAATGATTTTTAGTAGGTTAATAACTATGGGGGTAAGTATGAGAGAACAGTACATATACAAAATAATTAATCTCGTAAACGGAAAGTTCTATGTAGGGAGTACAGTAAAACACAAGGATAGGTTTAGGTGCCATAGAAATAGACTTAGAACTAACCAACACCACGCAAAACATCTGCAAGCCGCATGGAATAAGTATGGGGAACAGAACTTTATTTTCCGTATAGTTGAAACCGTGCCGGAAGGTGAATCACTACAAGCCGCAGAAGATGTATGGTTGGCAGAACACGTAGGAAAAGATCACTGCTATAATTTAAGTCGATATTCTGATGCACCTATGCGGGGGTTATTTGGGGAAGATAATCCGTTATTTGGCATCCCGAGAACCGAGGAACATAAACAGGCAATTTCAGGCACCCTAAAATCCTATTACTTCAAGGCCCCAGAAAAACATCCTATGTATGGAATAAACCACACCAAAGAGGCCAAACAAAAAATGAGCGAAAATCGCGTCGGCCTTCACGCAGGCGAAAACCACTATTTATATGGAAAGAAACAACCAGACGAAGTAAAGCGCAAAATAGGCGATGCACAGCGAGGGGTGCCAAAAGGTCCGGGGCGCAAAGTATCTCCAGAAGGTATGGAGAAGATAAAGGTAGCTGCAGCCGCTGGGCACTACGGCCACTGGCTAGGTAGAACCCACACGGAAGAAAGCAAGCTGAAGATGAGTAAGAAGGTAGTGGCTATTAACCCGAGCGAAGAAACTGTCATATATGACAGTATTACTAATTTACGAGCGGTATTGTCGTTAGCGCCACCCACAATCAACCGTGCCCTCAAGTCAGGTAAGCCAATAAGCAAAGGAATATATAAAGGATGGAGTTTCCTATATGCTTGACCTCCCCCATATATAAACATATAATGAGTCAAACCCCGACAAGGTTGCCCTCTTCGGAGGGCTTTTATTTGTCCATAATACCTTGACAACCCCCGATAAACATGGTATAAAGAGTGTATCCGGGCACCCCGGTTTATTAGACTGTCCCGGCAGACGTATACGAGACTAATGAACCTTACTTCGTATAAAGGAATCCAATTATGTCAAGCTCTACTTTCTCCGGTCCAATCAAAGCAGGTACTATCGTAGTTACTACAGGTACCACTCTAGGTACAAACGTAAAGAATACCGGGCAAGTCGTTATGGCTCAGTCCAACACCATCACCCAAGCCTCTGCAGCAACCACAATTGTAATTCCAGCTAACAGCCAAATCATAGACATCCTCGTATATGTAACAACTGCTTGGGATGGGGTTGCTTCTACGTTCGGGGTTGGGACGACTGTCCTAGCTACTAAATTTACCGCAGCGGCAGCAGCGGAGGGAGGCACTGTCGGCGTGGTCAATATCGTCCCAAGTACCGATGCTACTAGGACCGCTGCATTTATTGACGTAGGTACATCGGATGTTAAGATTGCTGTAACTTCGACTAATACTGGCGCAGGTGTCGGGGCTATCACAGTAAGATACGTACAAAATCTGAACTTGCTGTAATAGGGGGTTCTTATGACTATGCAAACTGACGTAAAGGCTAAGAACCTTACAGCCACGGCTGCATCAGCTATCGGGGTGCCCAGAGCCAGAGTTAGGGCAGTTTATTGGGTATCGGGGGCGCTTGCAGGTTCGTTGTCATTTAAGGATGGCGGCTCTGGCGGCACAGAGCGTATAAAATTAGATACCCCTGCTGGCGCCACACTCACTGGATATTTGTTATTCCCCGGCGAGGGGGTGTTGTTTCAAGCAGACCCCTATGTAACCATTACTAACGCAACGTCTGTAACTTTCTTTTACGGATAACTCATGGAATCCATAATAAACGCGGAGCGGGAATTAGCAGTGCATGGATCAGACATAAGACATCTACAGGATGATATGGATAGATTGATGGCGGATATGGAAGCGATGAAGAAAGTATTAAATACCATCAGCCTAACCCTCTCGGAAGCTAAGGGGGGATGGAAGATGCTTATGCTTGTTGGGGGTGCTTCAGGAACTGTAGGGGCGCTTACTATGCAGGCAATTCACTATTTAGCGGGGAAATAATTATGGCTACCAAGATGTTTAAAGGTAAGGAATCAAAGGCGGAAGAATCCAGCGAAGCCCGTGCAGTTAAGTCCGGGAAGATTTCACCTAAACAATATGCTAAAGGGGAGAAATCCGAAGGCCATGCGCGTGGCGCAATGGATAAAGGTAAAGCTCTTAAGTCTGGTGCCCTCTCCGTAGGGGATTATATCAAAGGACTAAAGGCTGGCGGAGTTCCTACCAAGCAAGATATGGGCAACATGGGGATGAAGAAAGGGGGTAAGGTTAAGAAGTTCGCTGGAGGGGGGGATTTGGTTAATGCTAGGTTAGCTTCGCGGGGGTTGCCACCACAATACCCTGTTACGCCAACTCCAGTTACGGCTGACAGCAGACGCGCACCTCCTCCTGATAAGCCGCTATCCGGGCAGACGCTGGTTAATGCTAGGTTAGCTTCGCGAGGAATGCCGCAAAATCCTATTCCTGTTACTGGGGGTACGATAAGGCGGTTTAATGGAGGGGGGCCAATAAAACCCGCGCCCACTAAAGACGATGGCACCCCTTCCGCTAAAGAGCAAGAAGAAATGCGCAAAATGCGTGACGAAGCCCGCGAACAGAAGGCTAGAAAAGGTGCGTATGATGCAGCTAGTAGCGAGATGAAGTTCGCTAAAGGCGGCGGCATTGAGTGCAAAGGCAAAACAAAGGGGAAATTTAGGTGAAACCATTTAAGATGAGCGCGGCGGCTAAACTTGAAGCCAAACGGGAACATATAGCTGGCTGGACCGCTGATGGATTTAAGGATGATTATGAGGGGCTTAAATCAGCCTATGAAAAAAGAAAGCGGCCCACAGATCCAGATTCCAAGATCATGTATGAGAGGTTATTGTCGGGGGATGTAGCGGCGGATAAGGCGTTATATAGGGCAGCCAAAGTAGACGATAACGTGAGGGAGCTAGAACGAAGAGGTAAACCACAACCTAAAGCAATAGTTGAGGGTTTTGGCACGGCTAAAGATGTTGAGGACTTCAAAAACAAACCCCTATACACGGATAAGTCGTTTGATGAAGATGGCAATCTAACAGGGTATAAAAAAGGCGGGGCGGTAAAAAGCAAAGGCATTAATGGCATAGCAAAGAAGGGACACACTAAGGGGAAGTTCCGGTGAGACCATCACGCGGCATGGGGGATATAAACCCACTAAAGGTTCCGGGGCGTAAACCAGCTAAGAAACTAGCTAAGGGTGGCTCCGTTACGGCACTTGATAAGTTGGTTAAAGCAGAGCGGGCGACAAGCCGCATGGGTAAGTAAATGGCAACTACCGACACAACTACATTCAACCTAGACTTAGTTAATTTAGTAGAGGAAAGTTTTGAGCGCTGCGGATCAGAAAGCCGCTCAGGTTACGACTTAAAGACCGCTCGTAGGTCTTTGAATATAATGTTAATCGCGTGGCAAAATCGCGGAATAAATTTATGGACTGTAGAGCAGGGGTCTATCCCGCTTGTGTCGGGCACCGCTACCTATAACTTGCCTTTGGATACGGTTGATTTATTGGATCACGTTGTACGTACAGGTACGACCACTACACAGGTAGATATTAACATAAGTCGTATTAGCGTGTCAACCTATGCGACGCTACCAAACAAGAACTCTACAGGCCGACCATTACAAGTTTACATAGACCGACAATCGGGTGCTACTGGGCCCACACCCACAAGCACTATTTCTTACCCTACAATTACTGTGTGGCCCGTACCTGATAATGATACCTATACTTTTCAATATTGGCGGCTTCGCAGGATTCAAGATGCAGGTAGTGGTGTTAATACCCAAGACGTGCCTTATCGTTTCTTACCCGCTCTGGTAGCGGGATTGGCATATTACTTGAGTATGAAACTGCCTGAAGCGATGCCACGGATCCCTATGCTCAAAGCTGATTATGAAGAGGAATTTCAAAGAGCGGCGGAAGAAGACCGTGAGAAAGCCCCCCTAAGAATGGTACCAAGGCAGCAGTTTATATAAATGAGTTCTAATTTTGCAGCAGGTAAATCGGCGCTTGGGCTATGTGATGTGTGTGGGTTCCACTATAAGCTTAGCCAACTTCGCGCACTGGTAGTAAAGACAAAAGTAACCGCCACGTTAGCTTGCCCTGAGTGTTGGAGTCCTGACCATCCTCAATTACAGCTAGGGATGTATACTTTTACAGACCCACAGGCATTGCGTAACCCCCGTCCAGACCAGACAGCAGCAAGCAGGGAAATACAGTGGGGGTGGGACCCTGTAGGTTATACCGATCCACTAGGACAAATACAGAGCGCGACAGAATCAATTATATCATTAGGAACTGTTACAGTAGTTACATCATAGGAGATTATTATGGCAAGAGGCAACGGAATTGAGAAGAAGGGCAAGACCCAAGGAACCATTAACGCTACTGGGGCAAGTGTAGGTATCCAGAAGGGGGGCAAAGGTAGTGGTGGGGTTACTAACGACGACAGAAAAACTTACGGACGCAACATGGCGCGAGTAATGCTTCAGAAGAAAGGCTAACCATGAGTAAGACTAAATTACCAGAGCCTAAATCATGCCCAGTGCCTACCGTTGGTGGGTATCCTAATAAGCTTGCCGCTACCAACACAAAACCAATTCGGGGTACGGGCGCGGCAACCAAGGGCACTACATACTCTAAGAATAGCCAGTAGCCCCAATGAATTATGCACAGCTAGTAGTCGCAATTAATAGTTACGTAGAGGATTCTTTTTCTACTACGACTGTTGACACCTTTATAAAACAGGCCGAGCAGCGAATATATAACAGTGTACAGCTTCCTAACCTGCGCAAGAACATGACGGGCACGGTAGCATCGGGAAATAAATACCTGACCTGCCCTTCAGATTGGCTGGCTACGTTCTCACTTGCTATAGTTACCGCTGCGGGGGATTATGAGTTTTTACTGAATAAGGATGTGAACTTTATCCGTGAGGCTTACCCCAACCCCTCGACTACAGGGACTCCAGCACACTATGCGCAATTCGACGACACTACGTTCCTGCTGGGGCCCACCCCCGATGCGAGCTACACTACTGAGCTGCATTATTTTTACCTGCCTGAGTCTATTGTTACTGCTTCTACTACTTGGCTGGGGGATAATTTTGACTCTACTCTATTGTATGGGGCGCTGTTGGAGGCTTATACCTTTATGAAGGGGGAGCCTGAAGTGGTTGCAATGTACCAGAAGCGGTACGACGAAGCCTTGATGTTGCTTAAGCAGCTAGGAGATGGTAAAGACCGCAGGGACGCCTATAGGTCTGGGCAGCTCCGCGTCGGAATAAGTTAAAGGAGAGCAGATGATAGGAGCTATAAGCGCGGGTGGGGTAGAGGTGCATACTACCAGTTATCGAGGTCATACGCCAGTAGAATTGGCTAATATGGCAGTGGGTAAAATCATGTACGTAGGTAGAGATGCCCACCCTATCATCCGCGACCAAGCAGAGGCATTTAAAGAGCGCATACATGGTGTGTTAGTGGAGTATCTAACCCGGGCAGTAAAGTGTGATCGGGACACTATATCACATAGGCTTAGACAAGCAGGGCACCCCGAACTAACTAAATTATTGGAGATGTAATATGGCAATCACTTCCGCAACCGCTACCAGCTTTAAAGTAGACATACTAAAAGGGCTTCACGCCTTCGGCACATCCGTCACCCGTGCGGGTACTGCCGCCGATACCTTCTATGCCGCCTTATATACCTCAAGTGCTACAATGGACGCGACTACTACGGCATATACCGTAACTAATGAATCGTCAGGCACTGGGTACACTGCGGGGGGTATGGCGATTGCTATTGTTCAGGCGCCTACTTCAACGAGTACAACCGCATGGATGGACTTTACTGATACTACATGGTCTACATCTACTGTTACCGCTCGGGGTATGATGGTATATAACTTTACGGCTTCAGGTAAGAACACGGTGATGGTGCTGGACTTTGGCGCAGATAAGACCTCTACTGCAGGGAACTTTACTATTGTGTGGCCTGTAGGCGACAGCAGCACTGCTATCATTAGAATAGCGTAAGTAATGAGAGGAATATTGTTTTTACTCCTGTGGATTTTATATCCCGCGCAGGCAGAGAATTCAAGCAGTGTTGACCAGTACAAGATTACAGGTAATTTCTCGGCTGCCAATGGATTGCATACAGGTATCAAGTCTGATACTTCGATGGATTTTAGCAGCGGGTCAGCAG